GCTTTGACCCATTTCTCGTTTAGGAAATCGATCGAGTCGATGTCTTCCTGCACTTCCAAAATGGCCTTCCGGACGCCAGGGATGGCCATCATCTTTTTGGCTTCCGCCGAGGGTATTCCAGACTCCCTGACAGTGGCCGTCAGGTTGTACCCGGACTCGACGTAGCATACCACCAGCGATCTTTCGCGGTCCGTGAGGGCGTCGAGAGCCCTATGAGAGGACGGAACAATATCGCTCATTACACCCCCAGGGCGGCCCGAATGGGGCCAGCTGTTTCCCGAAGCTTCTCTTTCGGCAGGGGCTTGTCCTTGTTGACCAGCTTCAGTATCGAGGAAACCAGCAATTGTTCCCTTTCTTGGATGATGCCAGCGGATCGAAGACGATAGTTAAGCATTACCGTACGCGCGCGGATCGCGTATTCCTCATATCCAACAGGAAGGGGATATTCCCAGAACCGCCGCGCCATTTTCGATCTCCATTCCATCATTATACCACAGGCGGGGGAAGGAGTCAAGTGGGGAGGGAAAATGGACTTCGATAACCAGAGTGTGGTCCTTCCTAGTCCCAGACGACTTGCCGGGGCGAAAGTTCAGATTACCGCCCTTCGCTTAGAAAACGGAGGAGCTCGGAGCGAGGACGAAATCCCTTGTACATACGCCAGCTGCTTTGTTTCAGGGGTGCCACTACCTATGCCGTATATCTTCGGTCCTTTATTCCCTCGTCATGTTACCCCTATTCCCCTGTCATAAACACGTTACCCTCTCGTCATATTTATGCCGTCATCATTCCTTGCACTCGGGCGGGGTTGGTGGCACTGATATAGCCGCCTGGGTCCAGGGCCAAGGAAAGTACCTTCCTGTGTCAGGGAGACGTATTGCCGTGGAACATGTTACCGGGCCGTGGAATACATTACCGCAGCAGGGCGACAGGGGCCAGGGACCGCCGCCGCTCGATGAGGGTGCGAAAGAAGGGGTAGTAGGTATCCTCAGTAATCGACTGGCGCGCATCTCTCAGTAATCGACCCCCTTTCGCACCCTCATCGAGGATCCATCGAGTCGATCGAAGGGGAATAGATCCTTCCTATGAAGTTCGGGGGGCTCGTGTTACACCAACGGGCGGCGGGGTGGGGCCGGGGTACCGGGCCGGTCGCCCGAGCCCCGCCGTCGGGCTCCGGGATACCTCGGCGGGCCATCGCCGCGCGGCCCCAGGCAGCTGGACGAGGCACTCGACAGGATCCCCACCAGATACCCCGAGAGAATGACTCCCCCGCGTTCGGGAAAGATATTTTCGGTTCTACCCCCCTTCGAGCAGGAGTGGATACCGTCTCGATGGGAATCCCATTTCTTTCCAGGGAGTATCTACTCCTGTCCCGCATCCCGTCCCGATTGACCCCCTGATAGAACAGGTGGCTATCCCCATACCGCCCTGGGGCCACCGCCCGTCCCTCGGGGTCCCTCGGCCTTTCGATAGGGTAGGTCCTTCCTGGCTGCTCGATGAGGGTATCCACTCTTGCGAAGGAGGTATAGGGATTACTGAGGGGGGATATCGGCTCTGGACTCGAGGGTATATCTCAGTAATCGAGGGGGGGGGTAGATATGGGGAGAAGACTAATCGAGTGTCGAATGGCCTCGAAAGATCTGCTCGAAGGGAAGGAAAGCGAAAGAGATCTCCATAAACTGACCCTATGCTGGCATAAAAAAGTCTGATGGTCAGAGCACTCTGGAGCACTTGACAGCACCCTGCTGGCATGGTACAATACAGTTATGGTCGATCCCGACCTGCCCCGGCACCCCGCCCCTGGCCAACCCACTGGAGACTATCATGAAATCCGCTACCAAACCCGCCAAGTCCGCTCCCGAATTCAAGGTCGGCGATCACGTCGTCGCCACCACCGGTGCAACCGACAACTGCCCTGCAACTGGCGTCGTCTGCAACATCGGCAAGGGCTGGTTCGTGATCACCCTGGACCAACCCGAAGCGTTTCCCTCCGTCAAGTCTGGCAAGATCAGCGCACGTGCTGGTTCCATGGCCCTGTACGTTCCCAAGGTCGTCGAGGAGCCGGTCCCTGCCACCAGCGACGCCGACGCCCCTGAGGAATCCGACAAGCTCAGCGCCTCTGGCATGGCCGCGCAACTCCGGGCTGCCCGAGCTCATTACACCAAGACCAAGCGCCCCGATGGGGCCAGCAGCGCTGATTGCGCCGATGCGATTGCCAAGGCCCTGCGCGATTACGAGCCCCTGGAAGTCTGCGAGGTTTGCGATCGAGTTTTCGATTTGGAGGTCGGCACCACCGCCCACAAATATTTCAGCCTGAACCCTGGCCAGAAGCGGATGAACGCCGGTAACCGCATCCGCGCCACCTGGAAGAAGGCGTGGGCCACTAACGATCGCAAGGAAATCGCCCGGATCGCCGATCTGGTCGGCGTGGCCCTGCCCGACGATTTCCTGGATGAAGTCATGGTCCAGGAGATGGAAGAGCAGTGCAGGCTGGTCGATCCGCAGGAATCGGCGGCCTGACAGGAACCGAGCACAGCGCCTTTCATCAGAGGGCGCTGTTCAGGCAATCCTGCCTACTCACAGAGGAAAACGCAATGACCAAAGACGAATTCGTAGCCGCCCTGCGCAAGTCGCCGATCTGGAAAGAGGATCGGTATGGGCACTTCCAACTGACCTGGAGAAAGAATATCAAGTACCGGCTGAAGGTTCAGCCCCTGGCGGTGCGATATGAGAAAAACATAGGTTGCGCTTGGTGGAATCGGGCCAGCGACTATTACAAGAACGTTCGAATCGACGGGGGGTTCCTGATCATCCAGGGGCGCAAGGTTCCTCTGGAAGTCTTGCCTGAGTAGCATTTGGCCTTGACAGGATCGAGAGATCATGGTACAATGGGTCTCCTGGTCCATCGACCATCCTGGAGACGAAGATGAAAGAATTGGGAAGGTTCGGTTCGGTCAAGGAGGCCAAAGAGGCTGGGTTCGATCCACGTGATTACACCGGAGCAGGGCTGCATCAGGTGCTGGGTCCTCATTTTCGGCCCATCCTGTGGGTGAAGGATCGCCCGTACGTGCAGAAGCAGTCCCACTCCAAACAACGTAGTTAAACCACTCTATTGGGGAATAGAAATGAAAACACAATACGATCTGCCGGGACACCTAGCCGCAGCCGCACTTCGCGAGGCAGACTCGGACCTGAGGGAAAAACACGAATCCGGCGTGTTCGACGATGGCGATCCGAATCATCCGATGTACAATAACAGTTACAATTATGCTACCGGAAAGTACATCTTGCTTGGCATGGACCAAGATGAGTTTATGGCCAAGCAGTATCGTTAAACCACTCTATTGGGGAATAGAAATGAAAGAAGAGATCGAAAAGCTCCTGTCGGGCGACCTGCCGTACGCGCATGTTTTCATCGAGCGCAGGAATCCGCCGTACGCGCACATCAACCTGTGGGTTCGCATGCCGCGTCTTGCTTGGGATGTCCCTGGCGTCACGATCGAGCTCAGTGGTCAGGTCGGCACAGACGGCGGGGCTTATGGCAGCATAGACGCGTATGCCGTTCCATACGGTGTCAGGGCGGGGATCGTTAGTCACGACTCAGTTACTCTCGACGTCGCTGTCGAGGGCATCAAGTACCTGAAGGCATTCAAGCGGCTGCAGGACAAATACGAGGCTGGCAACGACTGCAGAGTGTCCTTTCCCGCCCTGGCGCAGATGCTCCTGATCGCGTGCAAGTGCAACCACCTGATCCACGACAAGGAATTGGGCTGGGAAAGCGGCTGGTGCGATTTGACGCAGAAGCACCTATCGATGCGAGGCATGACCACCATGCGCATCTTCGAAAAGATGGTGGCGACCCTGGATAAGTACGCTAGGACTGGCGAATAACCACCTTACAGGGCATTGATATTCAGTGTCCTGTGTGGTGCATTTCGCACCTTTCATAAGGGGAAACAAATGGGTAAAATGAACGTGATGTCGGTGAACGAGCTGGTCGACCAGATCAAGATATCGATTGCGATGAAGTTCTTGGCCGACAAGGTTACGGAATCTATCAAGGTCAAGTGTCCTGAGTTCGATGCCATGAGCCGCGGAGAGTTTGTGCCGTACGCTCTGCTCATCGCCAGTGCTGCAGGGCGCGAAATCGATGGGCTGTCGTCGGTGGCACGCGACACCAAGAAGGATGAGCTCGACGATCCGGAGAACAAATTCGCCCTGGCAACCAATGCCGCAGTCGATCGGTTGTCCAACCTTGCGGTTGAAATGTATCGGGCGGCACACGGCCAGCCCCTGCATTGAACGACTGAATTTTCAACGATGTCGGCCCCCGCATCGAACGACTGAACCGTCAGCGATGTTGGGGTCTTATTTCAAGGAGGTAGCAAACGACATCGTTGAAGTCTGCGCGGTCGAGCCCTACATGTTTTTCACCATGATCAACATGGGCGTGGCATCGGCCACGATCCACATCATCCAGGAATGGGAGAAGTGAAATGAAAATCAGCCACACAGCAGCAAGCCTGATCGGGTCGGCAGCATCTGGCCTGATTCGGGCCATCCAGTCGGACACCAGCATCCTGGTCCCGCGATCGGCAGTCGAGGAAAGGATCACCGCCCTGTACACGACGCTCGTCAAGGAGTTCATCGAGGACGAGGATAGCTGGGAGCGTCGCCCGATGCCGGGTAAGTACGATGTCTATCTCGAAATCCGCACGGCGAACGGCACCGTTTCCGAGTACGATTTCACCCGGCGCGGTCTGACCATCGAAGATTTCACCGACGGCATCGAGTTCAACAAACACAATATGCGCGTGGCCCAATCCCGGATCAACGTTGATTCCCAACTGGCCCACTCCAAGGAATGCTCAGTTTGCGGGCAGATCAAGGATCGGTCGAGGTTCCCGAAATCCGGTGGGTCGAAGTGCAAGACCTGCGTCGACCGTAACACCCGCGAGAACAGACGTTCATCCGACACCTAGGAGAATCGACATGACACCTACAGCAGCAATCGTTAAAGACCGCACCGGTCTGTATTTCTCCGTCCCGAAGGAAATCATCAAGGAAACCAACGGCTATGACTCGTTTCACGTTTCGTCGGAAGTGGTTGTGGCCGTCATGGATGATATGGACGACATGGACGCCAAAGGCAAGAAGATGAACGCCGTGATCCACAACGGCGACTCCCCGCATGAAGCCAGGGTGGTGTATTGCATGATCTTCGAAATCGGAGGCGACGCTCTGGTGCTGCTGGAACACTAGTAACCAGATTTCATCCCCCCTATCCCCATTGTGCCGCCCGCCCTGGTGTGGTATAATGGGGGTTCTCGCGTAGAGACAGATCAACCCAAATCAACAGGAGATTACAATGGAAACCACGCAGACCCCCACGAAGACGACGATTCGTCCGAATATCAAGAATATGATCAAAACCCCCGGCGGCAGCTTCCACAAGGACGACACCATCGGCAATGCTCTCGTCGGCCTGACGCTCGGGCAGGTAAAGCACATCGCCACCGAAACCGGCATCGACGTCGGCAAGTACGCGCATCTGAACAACGGTCAGCAGCGCATGACGATCGGCGGCATCCTTCGCAAGCTGGTCAAGGTGCCGGAAATTGCTGAAGGCGTCGAGGCGACCGACAAGCAGAAGGAAGCCCTCGAGACCGCCCTGGCGGTGCTGTCGCAGATCAACACTCTCGCCGTTGATTTCCGCTACGCCAACAAGATGGCAGCCGATCTCGCCGCTGCCGAGAAAGCCACAGTCAAGGCCGAGAAGGACGCCGCCAAGGCTGCCAAGCTCGTGAAGGTCGAGAAGACGCCGGACATCGGCGACGAAACTGATTCCGAAGGCGGCACTCTGGACTGATCCCCCGGCTGGCGACCGTCATAGCGCCAACTCCTCCCCCGTTTGCCGGTATCGTATAACCGGCCCTTCTTTTGGGGGAAAGAATGAAAGCATCAGTAGAAAACGGGAAGATAGTATTCCGTCTTCCGTTCTTTGAGAATCACATTGCGAAATCAGCGGGAGCCCGCTGGAATGCAACAAACAAAGTTTGGATAGCGCCACTCAACGAAATAGTGGCGTCCCATGTGGTGAATTGTCTGCCCCCAGGGCAGGTGTCGGCTGAAATCCACAGCCTGTGCAGTCCCCCTCCATCTATTCCCCCACTATCCTGTGATCCCTCCTCTGTCCTAAAGGGGGTGACGCTCCTACCCAGGCAACTGGAAGGAATCAGGAAATCCTGGTCTATGCCAGGGTTCGCTTTCTTTTGGGTGATGGGGGCAGGGAAAACCCTGTCGGCCATATCCCTGGCCGGGCTGAGGAATAAGTACGGGTTGGTGCATAGGCTCCTCGTGATATGCCCCACTTCGATCAAAGGGGTATGGGCCAAAGAATTCGCCCGATACGCCGATTTCCCCCACACCCTGCACGTGCACGAGTCGGGGAAACCGATTCCGAGAGGTTTCAGCAGCGCCCCCTTTCCGGTGCTGGTGGTCGGGGTCGAAGCCATGTCGGTGAAAAGCGGACCGGAAGTATGTAAAGATTTTCTGTCTGCGGGTTCGTCCATGGCGATCCTGGACGAGAGCAGCCGAATAAAACACCATAACATCACAAGAACCCAAAACATTCTAGACCTGTATCAGTTCGCAGAATACAGGCTCATCCTGACAGGGACCAGCATTACTCAGGGACTCCAGGACCTGTATACCCAAATGCAGTTCGTCGACCCCAGGGCTATCGGGGAAATATCTTACTATTCGTTCAAGAACAAGTATTGTGTGATGGGCGGTTATAAAGACAAAAGCATCATCGGGTACACGAAGACAGACGTTCTGCTGGGGAAAGTGCGCCCGTTCTGCGACGTCGTTCGCAAATCCGACATGAAGGACTTGCCCGTCAAATCGTATCAAGTGCGAGAAGTGTCGGCCAGCAGACAGCAGAAGGAAATTTGCAAAGAATTAAAGAAGAACCTTAAGCTGATTATAGGTGACAAAGAGACCAGCGTGAAGAACGTTTTAGAGGCCATGCTGAGGATGCAGCAGGTGGCCGGGGGGTTCGACGGAGAAGGAAACCCGCTGGCACAGAATCCGAAGATGGCGGAGTTGATAGATTTGCTGGAAGACTTTGACGGAAAAGCCGTGATATGGTCCAGGTTCCTGCCCGAGATTTTTGCCATAAGGACGTCTTTAGAGAAGGCGTACCCCGGATCGACGATGGTGATGACTGGCGACACCCCGCAGGAATCCCGGCAGCAAATGGTGGACGAATTCCAGAACAACGATAGTTTGCGATTCTTCATATCCAATCATGCTGTGGGGGGTGCCGGGATAACCCTTACATCGGCCACAATGGCTGTGTATTACAGCAACACTTTTAACCTCGAGGATCGCCTCCAGTCAGAGGACAGAATACACCGGATAGGGCAGACCCAGCCCTGCCTGTACGTCGATCTGGTGTGCGATCTGCTCGTCGACAAGACCCTCACTGCTGCCATATCCAGGAAAACGTCACTGGCGAATTTCGTGTCCTACTCCCTGTCCCAGGGTGATTCAATAGATTCCTTGCTATGAGTGGGTTATTCGGGTGGCCCGTTTAAACAACCCGATTTAATTAAGGGAATTATCATGAAAGAATTACACCCCCATCAACAGCGCGTAGTCACCGAAAAGATTGAACTGGACAAAAAGGCCACGGCCCTGAGCGAGTTCATTGGCAACAGTTCAATTTTCACGACGCTCGATCCAGCCGAGCAAAAACGGCTAAGGGAGCAATGTGAAGTGATGTGGCAGTACTCGGAAATTTTGGGACAGCGCATCGAGGCTTTCTAGATCACTGCCTCGGTCAATTTCTACCGTCGTGTTAATAAGGTCAGTTGATACTATGCAGACGTGCCAGGGCGTGGTATACTATAGATTCTGACATGACGGAGAGAACGAGATGAACGCAGATAACAGGCTTTTGGTTTTGGCCGCACGGATGAAGGTGATCCAGGGCAAGATGGAAGAGATGGACGTCGAGTGGAAGGCTCTGACCAAGGAGCTCGACGAGATTCGGCTGAAGGCGATCCCGGACCTGATGTCCGAGGAAGGCATCAGGACCGTGACGTTCGACGGCATCGGCAGGGTCCAGTTGGCTTCGGACCTTTATGTTAGCATCGTTGGCAACAAGGAGGAAACGTATGATTGGATGAAAGAGAACGGTTACGATGCTGTCTCTTATACACATCTCCGAGCCCACCGAGACTAAGG